AGTGAATCATATTTCTTGAATCATACAAATCCCTGGCTGCAGCTCTGCTTAGTAGCGCATTCATCTTACTTCCGTATATCTCAAGTGGAGCTAGAGACTTCACCTTATACTCACTGGAAAAATGTTCAGTTATAATCGGTCTTTCTTCCGCTTCAAGAACGTGGGACCGTAATGAGTAATTGACTTCAATCTTGATATTATCCTTATTCCCGCTGGCTCCTATGTAGTCATAGACCCATGAGTCCAAGCTATGAGGATTCTTCGTCTTGGGATTTTTTGAATAACCCTGGGACACCATATAGCGATCAATAGTACTGTTAATGACCTCTCTACTTTCAAGCATTTCTTCTCTACTGTTGGTGATTAAATAATCCAAATCTATATCTACAGAAAGACGTGGCAAGTTGAAAATCGTAAGATTAATTGCTGTGCCACCTTTTAATGCAAGACTATCTTTAAGAATTGGATTTGTATTTAAATACTCCAGAATATCTGCTAGTCTCGTTACCTTTTCTAATGTATCCCTCACAAATCCTAATTCTTCAGCTTTTTTCCCTAAATATATAATGTCGTAATTAGACAAGTATATCACCTCCTTGATCCGTTATTTCAAATAGCCCTTCCGGTACCATCAGTTCCCATTCACTGTTATAGAAGCTATCGTCCTTTGCTTCACTCACAAGGTACCGTCTGCTTTTTCCTATTTTACCTTTGCAATATTCTATGAACTCCTTCGATACCTGCATCTCTTTTCGATAATGATCAAGGAGATATCCTACCCGTTGATATAGGCCCTGGGTATTATATATATCAAGGTATCGCTTCAGTTTCTTTTCATCCAAATACTGGATTCCTTCCAGGCAGTAGAGCAATTCTTCAAACCCACCTATTTTATTGAAATCCCTTATGCTGTCAACAACTGTCCGTTCCATATCAGTTATTCTAACCCCGGTGGTGTTCTTTGCTTCAAAAACACCCTCACTCATTCTAGATGAAACATATTTATAAGTTACATGATCATATTCAAAATGATTGAACTTTGTTTCAGATGAAACATACACTTCATAGAACACTTGATTCGCCAATCCATAATATTCAAAAGCACTGTGATGAGAGATATATGCAGTGTCAGTTATAGCGCAAGCGATTTGATAACGAGTTGCCACAAGCTGCCCTGTTGTCGGGTTGACTACAGAGTATATGTTCTTTCGTATCTTTTTGACCAGATCCTTTTTCATTAAACGGTCCAGCTGGGAATAAGCTGTCTTTTCATTACCTACAAGCTTCTTTACATCATCGATTGTAAAAACCGGATACTTCGCCAGTTCAGTTAACACATCCACTTATCTCACCTCTCTTTTTAGTTTTAGCATGATTTTCTTTATATTTAAAGAATAACGTTCCATTTTTAAAATTATTATAACCACTTTATATGGGTGCTATTCATCTTTTTTTTAATTTTAGCACGTTATTCTCTATTTGTAAAGAAAATCGTTCCATTTTTAAAAAATAAACTGGATGGCCTTTGACTTTTTTAGCATAAAAAACAAACCCACCAAGTGGCTTGATCATCATAATCAGGCAACTCAGTGGGTTTTTATTTTTGTCATGATTTTCTTCATATTTGGAGAATAACGTTCCACTTTTAAAAATGCATACCTACTTTTTTACCGAATAATATTTCTGCAACCTACTTGTTGGCTTATCCGGTATTGTTTCCTTAATAATTCCTTTTTCCAAAAGCGGCTTCACGATAAACTTCTTAAAATTAGGATTTGTCAAATACCTTGGAAGATACTCACGCATTTCTGTTATTGTCTTCGGCTCTTCACAATATTTTAGTAAAGCCTTCACTTCAGGCCCCTTTAAAAATTCTTTCTTTTCCAATTGCGTCTTTGCTTTTTTTCTACGCCTCTCCTGTTCTTGAAAGTCTTTATAGTTTATTGGTGCCTTCCACTCAAAACCAGAATGGAACAGATAAATAATCTGACCATCTTCTAGAATGGTCCCTTTTTCTATAAATTTTTCAAAAATTTCTCTTTTAAAATCAGGTGAGCTTTTGTAATATCCTAAATCATCATTCCCTTTATTTTTATAGACTTCAAGATTCTTTCTAAGTTCTTCAATTTCTTTTGCTACTTCTTCCAGTTGTTCTTCACGAGCCGTATAACCTAGTAGTTTCTCTCTTATATCCATAATCTCATCAGTCAAATAATCAATAAGCTTTGCATCTTTACCTGCTTTCCCCAGCTCATCCTCTACAGCTTTGTATAACTGTTGATTTAACGCTTCTTTCTTCTGCTCTAGCTGTTCTCTTTGTATTTCTTCTTCTGGGGTAATCTTTAAAGCCTCCATAAATAAATCCAAGTACTCATCAAATGCAGGATTAAATTTTATATCCATTAGGACTTGAGAGAAGTTTTCTTCTACATAGTTTTGATTCAAATGAATAGAACTACAATGGCCTTTTAACCCCTTATTACACCGCCACCATCTCTTTTCATAACTCTTCATTTGTCTGTTAATTCCTCTTACATAGCCGACGACGGTTCCACATTCACCACAATATAGTTTCTTAGTAAAGGCATCATTCTTTTCCTTGTCCACTGGATATTTTTGAAAATTTTCTTTTCTGCTTTTTTCATTTTCTTCTAACATAGTTTGAACTCTTTTCCACTGCTCCCCATTAATAATTCCTTTATGATGACCTTCAACGAAATACATGGGCAGTTCTCCTGTGTTCTTCACCCGATCGCTGGTTAAACTAAAGCCTGAATGAAATCTTTGATATATATAGTTTCCCCTGTAAATCTCAGAGCTTAATATCCTCCTAATGGTGCTCACCTGCCACATCTTTTGTCCACCTGGTGTGGGAATAGACTCTTCTGTAAGCGTATTAGCTATCTCTCTCATGTTTTTTCCTTTTTCATAGTCATCATAGATCAGCTTCACTACTTTTGCTTCTTCATCGTTTATTACCCATTCTTTATTTTTATCGTACTCATAACCGTAGCCTTGAACCGCAGGTCTTACAATACCTCTTTGGGCCAAACTTCTTCTACCCCAGGCAATAGCTTCACCAATATTGACACTTTCCTCCTGTCCCAGTGCTGATAACAGATTAATCAAGACATTGCTTTTTTCAGAAAGACTCAAAATATTTTCACGCTCGAACCACACTTCGACCTTTGGATCTAGACTTTTCAACATGTTTAAGTAGGTTAATGTATCGACAGTATTTCTAGCAAATCTAGAAATTGATTTTGTAATAATCAAGTCCACTTTTCCCGCTTTACAATCTTCCATCAGGCGCTTGAACTCATGCCTACCTTCAGTCGTTCTCCCGCTTTTTCCGTCATCTATATAGATATCAGCTAAGATATACCGCGGATCCTTGAGGATAAGGTACAGATAATATGAATATTGAGTTTTGATACTTGTTTTTTGCTGTTCCAGTTCTGTTGAAACTCGTACATATGCAGCTACTTTTAATTTCTTTTCTCTTACCACAGGTACACTCGTCTGCATGATCACAGAATTACTAAGTTGTTTTTGTATATTTTTAACCATCAAATTAGGCTCAAGTTTTCTTTCTGCTATCATCTTTCTGTCCTCCTCATCAACGTAATTTTGATCACCCCCTTTCTCCGAGGCGATTTGGATGTTTGTCATCAATTCAAAATTAGTGGCTTTTTGAACCACTAAATCCCCATTTGGATGCAACTCTGATAACGACTCTTCTATGTTTAGTTTTATGGGTATGCAGTTACCTACTTCTGTCTCTTTACCATCAATCCAATAAATTTTATAATCTTCTTTTGAGTAAATGACCATGGAGAGAATCCACGCTCGCAAGTATTCAATAGTGGCCTGAATTGCAAACTCTTCAAATGTTTTAATATTCTCAAGCCACTTTATGGAATCAAGACGATACTTCCTATCATCTTCTATTTCTACTAGCCGGTTCTCAAACTTATCGTAATCCCTTTCCATTTGAATGATATCATCATCTGTAAATTGAATATCTTTCAACCTTTTAGCCAATTGAATCTGTGTCAAGGCCTTAAGGCGATGAAACTCAAAGTAGTCATTCTTATTTATTCTAATCAACATTCTTTGTAGCATTTTAATCAATTTTGGATCTTGAGTATCAAAGCGTACTCTAAAAGCTTTTAGCATTATTTCAACCATCAAGTCTTCCCGTATAGTCGGTGAGCTGCAGAGGTTTTTGTTTGTTATTGCCGAGACGCACCTGAAATACTCCCATGGTTTATTTCTATTTCTTCTAAAATTCTGACCGCAGTTGCCACAGTGGATACGTCTTGATAATGGATTAGGTCTAAATTGTTGAGGTTTAGATTCCTTTTTGTTCTTTTTTCTTTCTTCCTGGACCCTGTCAAAGAGTTCCTGACTTATAATCGCTGGATGATGGTTTTCAATTAAATATTGATCCCGTATCCCTTCTGAAGACCGTCTTTTGTTGCTCATCAAATCTCTTGTAAGTTTCCTGGTCTTTGCGTTTCCTGTATAGGCAATGTTTGATAAGATTGATGCTATCGTCTTCGGTCCCCACAGTTCCTTCCCAAAGTAGGTCCTGACTCCTCTAATGGTTAATTCACCTGCAATGGCATTATTACTCATACCATCAAGATGCATTTGATAAATCTGTCTAACAACTTTTGCTTGCTCTTCATTGATTGTAATGACGGTTTCATTACCAACTTTTGTTTTATCATAGCCGTATGTGTGTCCGATTTTAACCTTGCCTTTCATCATTCGTTTTTCATGTCCCCACTCTATCGCCTGGGAAGTTGCCTCAATTTCCCCTTGAGCAATGCTGGCATAGGTTTTTAGAAGATAGGCTGTTTCACTCCTAGTGCTCGTAATATTTTCCGCTTCAAAATATACCGCTACGTTTATTTCTTTTAATCGTTCAATGACTTCAATAAGCTCTTTCGTGTTTCTTGAAAACCGGGATACATTTTTGACTAAGATTAGGTCAATTCTATGCTCTTCACAGTGTCTGAGCATCCGAGTGAAGCCTCGTCTTAATGATGCTTTTCTCCCGGTAACCAGATTATCAAAATAGATACCAACAAAGGTCCAATTGTCCCTACTATTAATCACATGGGTGTAGTGACTCACTTGACTTTCCAATGAGTGGGACAGCCCCAGTGAATCAAGACTCACTCTACAATAGGCAGCTACCTTGATTCCCTCTCGCTTACTATGAAGAGGACTGTCCTCTATCTTTTCTAAAGGATCCCATAATTTATTGATCCATAAACTTTTATCTATTTGGTCCATTAAAAAAACTCCTTTCCTCTGAAATATTGCGCTTGCTTGTATGTTTGCATTGATGTCAAACTATTGCAAGTACAATCTCCATAAGGTAAAGGAGTATTTTATTTAATTAGATAAATTCTTTAAAAATCGCTACTCGTTCTTCCCACGTCTCCAGCCTTGAGCCGTTCTTATGACTCCGCATTTAAAGATAAACTCAATCTCATAGTCTTTGTGGAGAATACCTCTTTCGACAAGCTTTTTAAATTCTGCTGCATCAAAGGTTTCAAAGCTACTTTGGCTTTCAAGATATGTTATTAAGGCTTCTAGGTTCTGCCTCATGTAGATTTCTTCGTCCTGGCTTTTGACAAGCGCTTCATGTTCCTGCTGGTAGATTTGTGATTCATAAATCATATTTCTAAGGGTTGCATCATATATGGGGTCATTGGTTATACTTTCCCTCATAGCCATTTCACTTATGCGATCATTGATTCGATCGATGATTTCTTCAAGTTCTTTGAGCCTTTCTTTTTCGTCGTATGTTAAGCTCACATCCTCAATGGCCGCTTCCCCCTCAGCTCTTATGAGATCAATCTCCTCAGTCATTTTCAGAAGCATTTCATTGTAGGCTGCTTCAATAACCTCTTCCCAAACATACTTTGAACGGCAGTCAAAGTCAGCTTCTACTTTTTGTGCCGCCAGTCTGCAGTGCCAAACGGTAAACTTGTAGGGCTTCCCATCTCGCTTTGATGTTATGCGCCTTCTATGAACCGGCATGCCACACTCTCCACAGTAAAGCATATTTGAAAATGGTGCTTTTCCGCTATAGGTTCTATGGTATTTGCCGTCAGGATCATGCTTCATTTTTCTTCGTCTTTCCAGTTCCTTTTGTACGTAGTTCCATTTCTCTTCAGAGATGATTGCAGGGTGATTGTTCCGTATAAAGTACTGGGGCTTGTGGTTCTTATTTCTGACCCGTTTGTGGGTTAAAGGGTCCAGGGTTACTGACTTCTGACATAACGCATGTCCACAAAATTTCTCATTTTTAAGTATTTTTAAAACGGAATCACTGGTCCATTTTGTATTATCCCTTGCGGTTTTCACTTTGTCTTTTGTAAGTCCTTTAGCTATCTGGACCGATCCTTTTCCTGAGATGAACTCTCGAAAGATCCGTCTAATTGTTTTGGCTTCCTCTTCATTGATGATTAGATTCCCCTCTTCATCCTCGTCATATCCTAAAAAGTATGTGGTAGGAATATGAGGCTTTCCTTGCGAGAATCTTTTCTGAACCCCCCAGCTGACATTGGCACTTATTGTCCGTGACTCTTCTTCAGCTATTGATGAGATTATCGTGAGTAGGACCTCACTGCGAGAGTCGAGGGTATTGATCGACTCACGATCAAAAATTATACCCACTGGCTTATCTAAGCTTTTCAGCATCCTAACATAGGTTAAGCAATCAAGAGTATTTCTGGCAAAACGGCTGATGGATTTTGTGATGATGTAATCAAACTTTCCTTCCTTAGCATCCTTGATCATCTGATTGAATCCGGTTCGATACTTAGTATTTGTTCCAGTAACCCCTTCATCGCTGTAGACCTTATAAAGCTCCCAGCCTTCTTGCTTTTCAATATATTCTTTAAAGTAAGAAACCTGCAGTTTGTAACTGGACTGTTGTTCCTCTTCATGGGTGGATACCCTGGCATAGGCAGCTACTTTGATTTTGCGCTCTTCATTACTTCTATAATCAGGGTTATTCATATTTGCTGGGATTACCCTAACCCGAGGATTCATCGTCGATATGTTTCTACTTCCTTCCATCGTGATGACCTCCCCTAAACTTCCCGACTACCGTCTCCTTCCCATCAATCCATTTGATGGTAAATAAAAAAGGTGACTCCACCTTAATGTGAATCACCCATCCTCTCATGAAAGAGATATCTAGTATTTTTTTAATGGCTTTATCTGAACCCTTTAACTCCTTCAATCGGTTTAGGGAGGCTTCTCTAAATTCATAATCCTTATCGAAATCTTCCCATAGCTTAGCTTTAAATGTGATCTCTTTTTCAACTTCTTGTCGCTTTTCTTTTAACGTTTCAGTATCAAGATTTTGAAGAATGGCCTTATTCTCAGCTATCAGACACTTTTCAAGTTCAACTCGCAGTAGATTTTGCTCTCGTTCCCTGACCGCTTCAGCATTTGATAATTCTTTCGTCAGCTGCTTAATCAATAGTCCATCGTTTGTTCTTTGATTGATATTGTAGCGTTTTTCAAAACCTTCCCTTAAGAGCTTCTCGATTTGATCTTCTTCAATAGGATCCGCTTCACAAAGCAACTCGCTTTTTACATTAGAAGAACATCGCCATATTGTTTTCTTAATATTTTTACCGAAGCGATGAAAGTTCTTTCCGCAATGAGTACAAATCACTCTGCTGGTAAAAGGTGTTTTCTCATAATCGCCCCTGTTAAAATCAGATTTATTATCCCCAATTATTTCTTGAACTTTCTCATAGTCTTCTTTTGAAACAATGCCTTCATGGTGGTCTTCTATATAATATTGGGGTTTATGTCCTCTATTAATTATTGTTCTGTGTGTTCTAAAATCGAGTGTACAAGTTTTTCTGCTGAGCACATCACCGGCATATCTTTCATTGGTCAGCATGCTTCTGATGTTATTATTATTCCAGTCAATCTCGCCAGAACGTTTCTTGTAGCCTCTTCTTATAAAATGTCTGGCTATCTCTGTCATGTTATATCCATTAAGAAATAGGTCATAAGCTTCTCTTACAATCTCGGCTTCTTTTTCAACGATGCTCCATTCTTTATCCTTGTTGACCTCGTAGCCAAAGAGCTGCCCAGCAACCACTTCGCCCCTCTCAAATCGTTTTGTGTAGGCCCAATCAATATTCTCCGATGTAGCTCGGCTTTCTTCCTCAGCAAAAGTTGCAAGAATTTTTATGAGTAGTGAACTGGTCATATCTTTGGTATTCAGCCGCTCTTTCTCGAAAATCACAAAAATACCCTTTTCAGTGAGCTGTCTCACAATATCCATCGTGTCCACAACATTCCTAGCAAATCTTGATATGGATTTACAGATAATCAGGTCAATTTCTCCATTCATCGCATTTCTAATCATCCGGTTAAAACCGATTCTCTTTGACATATCTGTACCTGATTTTCCTTTATCTGAGTATACACCAGCATAATACCAATCAGGATTTGACCTGATGTAGTTGGTGTAGTGAATGATTTGATTCTCTAGTGAACCCAGTTGTAACTCTTCTTCACTACTTACCCGACAGTAGGATGCAACTTTTAGCTTTTTTGTTCTCGGTTGTGTGGTGACATCATTCCATCTTACGGGTTGATTAATTACGGTTACTGACGATCTTTGTACTGGTATTTCCTGAACCCTTGCATGATTCATCTTGATCCTCTCCTTTCTTTTTTATCCCTTGCTTCGTATCATGTGCGACGCTTGATTTATCGCAAAGGGTAAAAATAATAATGCTTAAAACCCTCTAAATTCAAAGGTTTCAAGCTTTGTAGCGTATTACATATATCACTCAGAACCGAGTATTTATCAAGTCATTTCTACTATATATAGAGATAAAAATAAGCCGATGCTATGGCAGTAACACCGGCTCAATATTGCGATTTTTCTATTAGTCGTATTTCATGTAGGCATCAAATCCCGCCTTCTTTAGACGGACCATAAGGGCTTCTGCATTCTTCTTATCACTGAAGGCTCCCACCTGAACCCGGTAGTATTTATTGCCAGACTCCTTCTCTGGTTCAGCCTCCACACCAGCACTGACTATCTCAAGATTGTCTTTATCAACCCAAGTCATGATGCCAGCTTTTTCATTCATGGTGCCTTTCAGAATGGTTTTACCTAGAAGAACACATTCCTTGCCACCCTTGATCACAGGTTTTTCATTAAACATATCCTGGGTAATGAGATGATAGTTCCATTTCACCCAGTTTGGAATAATAGGACCCCCTGGATAATAGGTTCTGGCAGATGCTTTGATTTCAATGATATCCCCCGCTTCAAAATCCTCTTTACCTTCACCTGCAGTGTGTAGTGCTTTCTTTACTGCAGCCCTAAAGGTATCCATATTCTCTCCATGCTTTGGAAACCAGTGGCCAACATCGGAATGGTTAGATGCAATTCCTTTCTTATTTCCTTCCGCATGGCTGATGATATCTTTTTCTGTCAGACCATACTCCTTGCAGAGATGGACACAAAGGTTCACTGCATTCTGCCAAGCTTTTCTAAAATAGGCTTCATTTTTCTTTACGTCATAGCCTACCATCTGATTGTTATAATAAGAAAACCCACCCGGTTCGCATATCTCAAAACCGATGTGGGTATCATTCGCTTTTCCTCCGGCATGCCAACCCCGGTGATTCCAAGGTAGGTACTGCCATATTTCCTTGTCATCCAGAAAGGCATGAACACAGACCTGACGGTTGATTTCACCAGCCTTATAGGACTTGTTCCATCTGCTGAACCAACTAGCAGCCATCACTCCCGGTGTGGCAGTGGAATGAACCATGATGCCATTTGGTGTGATCTTTCTCCCGGCTGTATAACAATCATTTCTGATCATGTATTTTGTCTTTAAATTACTTAGTGCCATCCTTATCGCCTCCATTAAATTTTGGGCACAAAAAAAGACACTCTTCTTTGAGTGCCTTCCTGCTATTTGTTCTTTTATAAATCTCCACTATCTTCCAAAACTTCTCTAAGAAATTCATGAATGGAGAAGTCGGGATTCGAGTAAATTGTTGTATTTCCAATCTTTGAACCATCAGCTTTTACTTTACTCTTACGGATTGTATCGGCCCTTCTAATTGCTGCTTTTACATCATCTAAAGTTATTTGATTTAGGATCCTTTTTATGACGTCTTCATTCTTTATATCGTCTGTGGACTTCAACCTAAAGACTCTACGAACATCTGAGATATAAGCATCGTTTCTTGAAACGCTCTTATTGTAGTCCTCTTTATGAAGGATCAACCATAAATCAAAATTCACACTGCTGTATGCATGATAGATGTGCCTGCCCTCTCTTCTTTTTGAAGGTCTAAGCTTTTTGTTCAGCGAATCACAGATTTCAATATTTCTCTTGAACTCCACATCGTTATGGTCAAAATCAAATACTGCAGCACTGTCATAGTTCTCATATCTTTTTTCAAGTCGATGTGGTAAATCCTCAAAGGTATTAAACTTAACCACTTTCCGTGGAAAATCTTTAATCAGCTTTGCTACATGATTTAAATACATTGTTTCCTGCTGCCCATCACAAATGCATAGATATGCTTTTCTATAGTTTGCCATCTTCATCCTCCTCACTACTGTTTTGATTTAACAGCTTAGAAAAGTCGATGAAGGGAAGCGCTCCGTAGTTCCCTTTGAAGTAATTGATTAGATAATTATGATCATTTCTGACTTCTTCAGCGCCAAAATCTGCAAGAGAATAGATGACACTTTCAAAAGAATCCGTATCCTTTTCAACGAACCTGATCTGATCTCTTCTGAATATTTTATTGTTTAGATAAATCGGATTATGCGTTGTGAAAATCAACTGTGCGCCAGCTTTATTTAAATCACTGTCATTAAAAAGCGCCAAGATCCCTTTAATCAGTTCTGGGTGTATTGCTGCATCGAACTCATCAAGAATAAATACCCCACCTGATTTGAAAAGTTTCTCAAAAGGAATCGCAAAATCAACAAGTTTAAGTGTTCCCCTAGATTCCATAAGCTCTGCCGGTATTACGATATTCTCATCATGGTATTTATAGATTGAGACAAGCTCCATACTGGATGACTCTTTATCTTCTGATTTGTTTGATTTAAAGGCTATACCCTGTGGGCCAAAATCTGCATTCTTGACAAACCCATCAAGGATCTTGTTCCATGCAAAGAAATCTTTCTTCGGGCTATCTTCCAATGAAAATGTTAAGTTCGTTTTCTTCAGTGTGAAGTCACTCACCACAACAAGTTCTTCTTTAAAGAAGTCTAGCACCATATCCGCTAATTCATTGCTAATAGTACTTTTAAAAGCCCTCGATAAGAACAGCTCAGATTCATCAATGTTTTCATTGATTTTCTTCTCAAACTGTTTGAGCAGCTTCTCATCAAATTCGATTATATTCAGTGCTTTTTTCTCTTTGTTGATCTGGATCTTATCTTTTTCTCTTGTATATATGTTTGTTTTTTGGTCAGACTTATCAATATAGGTCAAAAATTCAGATACAATACGTCTAGTTTCTTTTTTGAAAGTGCTCACTTCAACTTCAAAACCAAATTCTAGCCGTTTTCCTCCATAAATAAAATCAATCTCAAAACTCATGGGCTTTTCAGATTCTTGATAGGCAAATGGGTAGAGTTCAAGGTTCTTCAGGTTTGGTATATTAGCCTCAAGGGACCCTGAAAGAACAATATCTTTCATTACCGCAAGGGACATGATGATATTGGATTTCCCACTGGCGTTAGCTCCATATATTACTGCTGAGGGTACAACCCTCAAATCATATTCTCTAATGAGATTATCATTAAGTGTGGTTTGTCTGCCAGCTATCATCGAAAGACTGGTCATTTCTTTAAACGACCTGAAATTTGAAAATCTATAATCAATTAACATTGTAAAACCTCCTCAATTAGGATTTCGTTAGTAGTTTTATTATACCCCAAAGAGAAGGTTTTTACAACTTTACTTGAGGTTTTTTCTCAAGTTTGTCTTGTTTTTAGAGTTATAAGCCTTCCTATTGTCCTTTTATGTCGATTTAAGACATATAATTCGTTTTATTTACTTCCATCCTTATCGCCTCCATCTTTTAGCTGCTCTAGGATGTCTTTGAGCTTCTCTGGGATAGGCAGTCCAAGTCTTGTTGCATTTTCAATGATGCTAATCCCTTCATTGGACAGATAAAAGAAAATCACCGCTGTTCTAATGGCACTACCATCTCCGATAATGTTCTGATCAATGATGTGCGCCACACCTACTAGGGAGAAAATCACTACTTTCTTGAAAATCCCCTTAGCACCTACATCGCTGGATAAGT